ATCCCCCGCAAGGACAACTCGCTCAACGATGCCATCGAAGCGCTGGACGAACTATTCATATCTGATGCCGGATCAGACTTCGACCGCGCATGGGAACTGGTGGAGTCCCACCGCGACTACTCGGATTTCATCGACCAAGAGATCGAGAAGTGCACGTTCGACCGCAGGTACTATTTAGAAAACTACCACATCATCAAAGACGAGCAGGGAAACGCGCAGACTCTGTTCCCCCTGATGGACCAACAAACACTAGTGCTAGAAACGGTCGAGAAAGACTGGAAGGAAGATGGCTGCTACCGCCGGATCATCGTCAAGCCGAGACAATGTGGCGGCACCATTATATCCGGTGCGCTGATATTTCAAGCTACTATTTTCAACGAGCGCATGTTTACCTTGATGATGGCGCAGAACCGAGACACCACATCAGAACTCGCCCGCCGCATCAAGGACGCATTCTATTCTTTGCCGTGGTGGATGCGCCCCGAGCGTGAGTCGGAAGTGCAGGACACACATTACATTTTCCAGCGCCCTGACGAAAAGAAACGTCTCACCGATCCCGGATTGGCATCCACACTGATTATCTCCAATGCCGCGAAACAGGCCGGGATCGCTATCGGAAAAACCATCAGGTGTGCACATTTTAGCGAAGCCTCCCGTTGGCCCGATAACGATTCCTGGAGTAGCGATATCGAGCCCTCCATGAACGCGAAAGACACCCAAGCCCTGATGGAGTCCACTGGCTACGGTCGTCGTGGGATCTTCTACAACATGTGGCTGGAGGCGGTCGAAGGCGGCGACACGGACTGGAAACCATTATTCATCCCCGTGTACCGCGTGCGCAAATATTTCCTGCCGATCCGCAAGAGCATGAACTTCGAGTTGACCGAAAAGGAACGTGAGTTCCGCGAGACCATACGCAACACTGGCGACGGCATCGGCAAGTACACGATACCACTGGGATTTTTCAACTGGCAGCGCAGGAAGATCAAATCCTACATCAAGAAGGCCCGCTCACAGGAGGGACTGTATCAGTTCCAGGAATCCTACCCAGACACATGGGAGCAGGCGTTCATATCGTCCGGTCTGTGTGCATTCCCGCGTGCCTGCCTCGACGATCAGGAAAAGTTGAACTGCAAAGACCCAATCCAGATCGGGGAACTGGAATACGCAGGCGTAGACACAGTGCCGCATTTCATCAACCTGCATCCACCAAAACCGGAAGAACTGCTCAAGAAGCCTGAGTTCGAGAACCGTCTATGGGTGTGGGAATTGCCAGATGATCTCGATGCGAACACTGAATACTACATTGGTGCTGATGCAGCGAGTGGTACAGCCAAGGATTTTTCCAGTTGCGATGTGTTCAAGCTCGGCTTTGGTAAAGAATCATGGGTGCAGGTTGCGAACTGGCACGGAAAAATAATTCCATCACATTTCGCCAAAGTAGTCGCCGCTCTCGGATACTGGTATCACACTGCTGAGATCGCCTCTGAGTACCTCGGTCCCGGAGTCACGACTGGCGACGAACTCAAGAATCAACTTGACTATCCCACGTTGTACAGGTGGCGTCTCATGGACAAGATCAGCGGCCAAGCGACTCTGCACATGCACTGGATGACCAATTACAAGACCCGCGAGGACATGATCAACCGGATGGCGGGAGCGTTGCTCGATGATCAGATCAAGATTCGCAACAAGCATACGCTCGCCGAGATGAGAGATTTCGGACGGTATGAAGGCGAAGGACGCGCAGAAGGAATATCCAATAACGATGACTATGTATTCTCGATGATGATTGCTGTCACAGCCAGTCACCAAGCCGGCAAAGGCGGCGCGAACTGGGCGGAGGAGCACTTGGCAGCACGGGGGGATCGTGCCACACTCATGCCGCAGACTCCGACTGTCTGGGGACTGTACGATGGACTGAGCAGATTGATTGAACAACGCCCGACCAAGGAAGCGTGTGAGAAACTGATGGCTGAACTCGAACTCAAGCACAAGATCAAGTTGCCATGGACGGTACGCGGGATACCAGTCACACGCGCGAATACAATTTGGTCGCCCATCTGGGATTCCGGATCAGGACCAGAACGAGACTTGCACTTTGAGCATGGTGTCGAGCCCAAGAATATCAATCCCGATCTTGTGTACGCATACCAGGAAATGCATCGCAAGCGCAGTCAAACCGCCGAGCAGATCGGGGAGTATGTCGGTGCTGGCAGTGATAGCATGGGGGACGAATGAAGCACGCGGATACTCCCGGATACTGGGTGTTTTGTGACGAGCACAATGTCGCATTGAACGACGACGGCACCTGTCCGAAATGCCGGGATGCGAATGGTCAGCCATTTGTGCTAGACATGCAGAGCACGTATCTATTTCCGAAGTCTGAGGACCCATCCGACTATGGCCACTAATCGCGTAATGCCGCTCGATCCCAACTCTCTGTACATTCACTGTCCCACTTGCGAAGCCAACGGCACCAAGAACGTCCCGGTCAACCGCGACATGGACACCGCAAAATGTGCTCTGGGTCACACGTTCACAGGCTCGCTGATGATGACTGTGCGGCCATTCTCTGAGGATCAGCCAGACACCGCGCACATGAGCATGGTGCCGATGTCAATCAACGAACAGCCCCCGCCGACGAGCATCAAGTGGAATGTGTGGATTAATCCGAAGGTCAAAGAGTTATTGGAGTCGCGGTTCAAAGGGAATTTGATTGCAACCTTGGACGTGCTTCTGTCTAGCCTCGCTGACGGCAATGTGCTCATTATGAGCGGAACAGACGTGGCCAAACTCAAGAAGCGCGGAATCTCCAATGGCGCTCAGTGCGTGGCCGCGCTCGAAGCCAGCGACAATGTGGAAAGTGAGAATCGAGAACTGCGCGCAAAGGTTGAAAAATATTCGGATATCTTCAGGCAAGCGGGTATCGGTGGCTAACGACCGCTTCCAGATCTGCCGCTCTTGCGTTTGGTGGTTTTTCTTTTGGAGTTGCTGCGGGCGTTTCTGTAGGCACTGTCTAGTTTGGTGCGGAATTCCCAACTGCGTCCATCAGGAGTGTTGCGCGGGTTAGCCAGACCGCGAGGCACGAATCGGGATTCTTCCCAAAGACCACTAGGCGTGCGTTCTGAGGAATTCATCTTGTCTCGGTCGGACATGGGGATATCGTAACACGGATGTCAAAACAGTCATCCATTTGACGCATCTGCTACTATTCCATCGTGGCCACTTCGCCCACCACTCCCGCACAACCACAGCCTCTCGGTGAAGCTCCCCCGACCCCGGCTGGTCTCACTCCCGGTGCCGCGCTCAAACTCGAACAAGACGTGATCGAGTGGTGCGAAGGTCTATACACCAACGCGACTGAAGACGTGAGCTTCCAGCAGGAATGCCGGGAGACGATGAGGCTGATTGAGTACGTGTACTCCGACAAACACTGGAATGAACGGAGTCGCTTCTCCCGTAATAAACCAGTGCTCCCAAAGGCGAAGCGCCACGCATGGGAGACCACATCCCTCCTCACCGATCTCGCGCTGGACTTCCAAATCCGCACCTACGATCATTTCGACAAGTCGAGCAAATTCGAGTCGATGCTCAACGAGTTGTGCTCAATATGGGCCTTGAGGAATGACTTCGAGAATTCAATCTACGACACCGTGATGTACGGATTGCTGCACACTGGACCAGCCAAAATCCAGTGGAACTCCACGTTGAACGGTGGCATGGGTGACGTGCAGATTATCCCGATTGCACCGTGGCAGTGGGCCACTCTCGGCTGCGGCAACAACCCGAAAGACGCAGAATGCATTTTGTACTTTCCGGTGGTCACTAAGGAACACCTAATCAGGCGTTTTGGTGACACTGCTCGCCGTGTCGAATGCGACGTTGACTTCGGCGCTGCCCTCAGTGGCAATTTCAACCGTCCATCGGGGATTGGCAAGGCGTCATGGGCGGCGATGTCGCAGACTCTCCGCAAAAAACTTGGTGTGCAATCTGCCGCCGGCAGTGGCGATCCATATCCAAAAGCTGTACTGAAAGAGGCATGGCTTACCGATGATTCCAAAAATGACCGATCATACACAGTGACAGTTGGCCCTGCCGGTAGCAATGGTGAACCACTGGTCAACTGGGCATATCGAGTCGAACCCGGTGAGGCGTTGTATCCGCGAGGCCGCGTGATCTGCTGGGCGGGTGGCAAGGTTCTTGAGGATGCGCCCAATCCCTACTGGCATGCGTACAAACCATTCCCGGTGTATCGACCTCTACGTCTGGCGTGGGAAATGTCGGGGAACTCCACTCTGAAACCGTGGACGTTGATGAACAACACAATCAATAAGCTCATGGGCGGGATTCTGGATTCGATCTACGCGCTGAATGAGCCGACACTGATTGCTCCCAAGGGTGCGTTCCCGGCGGGCGACTGGGAATCACTGGACCCCGGTGCCGCTGGTGGCAAGATCAAGTACAACAACAATGCGCCGAAAGCCCCTGAGTTCGCCAAGCGCGGAGAGTTCCCGATTGCACCTGCATTGCAGGCAATCGATCAGATCAACAAAGAACTCGATATGTCCTCGGGTGCGAGTGCGATGTCGCAGGCATTGAACAAGAAACAGGTTCCCGGCGGCGACACGTTGGAGATGATATTGAGTTCGCGCTCACTGCCGATACGCTTACAGTCCCGCGCTCTGACATCGTTCGTCGAGGACATTGGGTACATGGGCACAGCAAACATCTTGCAGTTCTATTCAGTCGCGCATCGCGTGGCACTACTCGGAGAACGCGGCATCACACCCAGTGATTACCAACCCGTGTACGGGGAGTTTTTTAATAAGGGATTCGGGTGTAAGCCCGAGGAATTTGTGAGACGGTTTCAATTCACAGTGAAACCAGATAGCACGCTGGCATCCAGCAAAGACACCAAGATTCCAATACTACTTCAGCTACGTAAGCAAGGGGATCTGTCTCGCAAGGAGATGTATAAACGTATCGATCCTGGGTTCGATGATGCCACCAATGAGGCAGAGTTGATCCGCGAGGCAAAGTTGAAGTTGGTGCTCGGTGCTCTCGGTGCAGCGGCACAAGGCAAAGGCGCTGCCAAGAAAAAGTAGCATTCGTCTGCCTGCTCCACCCACCCCTTAAAAAATAATCCGCTGATCCGATTGCAATTTTTTTACTCTATGCCCCACACTCATCGGCAGTGATGTCGGTACGAATGCCAGCGATCCATCACACGGGCCGTTCGAGAAAGACCCGTTAGGCGATTAATCAAATCTCAGACAGGAGGTCCACTCATGTCCCGAAGAGGCAAGCGCGGCAAAAAGCGTCACGGAGGCCGGAAAAGCAAGCGCTAATCCGCCCCCAACCGAAACCTGTGGGGTGAGTGCAAATCGCATTCGCCCCACAATACAATCTGAAAGTGCACTCGAAAGTTTCAAGGAGTCGCAATCATGGCAAAATCCAAAAATAAAGAAGTGGCCAAGCACCCGTCGATGGGTTCCCGCGAAGAGTCCTTCGGTGGCTGCCCCGGAGAGGTAGCAATCGGCGGCGGCACGATGCACTTGTTCGGGTACAGGAAGAAAGAGTCGGGAGTCTGGCCGACCAATCCTGTCAGCGTTGATCAGAAGTCTGGCTATCCGCAAGGCTGGGATGGCAAGAACATGGGTCCGCGCGCGGGCAAGAATTAACGAGCACTGATTGATCACAATGGCTGACTCCACCAAATCCGGTAAGGCACCTAGTTTCTACTCTGCGGCGGCTGATATGGCGATGCAGGGTGGGAAACAGGGCGCGGCGGGAGCGCCGGGTGCAGGTGGTGCAGGTGCATCCGGTGACACTGCCGCCGAGGAAACCAAGATTATCTCCACTTTGCTCGAAGTCTACGACAAGTGGGAGAAGTTGGCGAAAGACCCGAAGCGCAAGGAAAAGATTCAGCAACTCGCAACGATCACGAAAGAGATTCAATCCGGTCAGGCAGGTGGCGACGGTAAACCTCCCGCCGCAGCCGATGCAATGGGTGGGCCTACGCCGGATGCAGGCGCGGGAGCAGGAGCAGGGGGCATGGCCGCTGGTGCTGGTGGTGCAGCGGCAGGAGCAGGCGCGGGGCAGACAGTCCCGGCATAGACCGGTGAACAGGAGACTCGATCATGGCGAAGACTCTCAGTGAAGAACTTTTGGCGTTACTCGATGCGGATACTCAAGCAAAGGTGAAAGCGGCGTTGGCAGCGAAACCCGAGTTGATGGTCAGGGATTTGAAAGGCAAAGAATTGCTGGACCTGTATGACGGTGTGAGCGATGACACGACCACTGTGACGACCACTGCCACGCACACGCCCACTCTGCCGAGTTCGGCATCGACTACCGCTGCTGGCACGACCACGGTGGCATCTGGCAGCACATCCACTGGCGCTGCCGGGGAACTGGCTGTGGTACTGGCACGACTCGAATCTCTCAAGACCGATATCAACACCACGATCGACGCGAAGCTCAAAGACTACATCCCGGCGGCAAAACTGGGCGATTATCGCACGGAGCTACTGACCCTGGCGATCAAGTCTGCCGATGACTATGCCTCTGTCCGTGAATCCCACCGCGCGGAGTTCTCTGAGCCTCTAGACCGCACTGCATTCGAGAAGTTCGTCGCCGACCAGAAGGCCAGCGGAATTGGCTACCCGAGTATGAGCGCCGCGCATGATTCGTTCGTGAAAGACAAACGTGTGACCGCGAGTGCTGCCGCCGAGAAGGCAAAGATCGACGCCGCTGTGGCAGAAGCACTGAAACAGGCACGGAGTTCTGGCAGCGTACCGGGGCAGACTCAGAGCACTGCGATGTCGCCGGCACAGCAAGTGATTGCGAAGGCGAAGGCTGCGGGCAATGGTCAGGGCACTGGTAGCAACGCGGAGCGAGTGGCACGAGAGCTTGAGGCTCTGGAACGCAATCGCGCTAGCGTGCAGTAGTACACGAATTTAGTTTTGGATTTCAGTTTGAGAGTTCGCACCAACAGGAGATAGTCAATGGCCAATTATGGTGATCTGCAAGCCGTAACGACGAACTACATTTCAGATTCCTTCGTCGATAACTTCTTTAAGGTGTCGCCGACCTTCGTCAAAGTCTGGAAGGGTGGCACGATGGCCAAAGCCTATCCCGGCGGCTACCAGATCCAAGTCCCCTTTCAATACGCCCCTCTGAAAGCCGGGCCGTTCGCTCCGGGTGGGGTGTTCGACATCTCCTACATTCAGACGCAGACGGCGATGTTGTTCAATCCCAAGTTCAGCTACGCCAATGTGACTGTGCGCCGGACTGACTTGGCGATCAATCGTGGCTGGCCAGCGGTGATGAATTTCCTGGAGCCGAAAGTGGTGAATGCTGAACAAGCGCTCGCCCAGACTCTGATCACTCAGTTTTTCGCTGACGGCCAGGGCACGGTCACACCTGTCATCGCACTGGATGGCATTCTGGCCGGCTACGATGACGGCACCAATTACACGTCCTACGGCGGGATCACGCGGACTTCGATCGCGACCGGCGCGTCCACTGGCATCAACGGATATTTCTTTTCCAACTCGTCCACCAACTGGCCGTTCAGTCTCCAGCAATTACAAGTTGCATACGGCCAAGCGACATTCGGCCCCGATCAGCCCAATTTCATCGCCACCACCCAGTCCATTTACAACTCGTTCTGGGCGAAGATGCTGCCGATGCAGCGGACATACGAGATCGACCCGGATTTGCAGTCCGCCGGGTTCCGCTCATTCAAGTTCAACGGGATGTCAGTGGTGGTCGATCAGTACTGTCCGAGCGCGACCATCTTCGGCATGAACACGGACTACATCGACGCGTATGTCTCCGAAGACCCGGCGTTCAACTTCGGGTTCACCGGCTGGAAAGAGTTACCGAACTCGCTGGACATGGCGGCACAGACCGTTTTTGGAGGCAACATCGTCGTTACCGCGCCCCGGCTGGGATTTGTGATGACGCAAGTGCAATGACCTGTAAGTAGTTGATTCTAAAGGATTTATGTCGAAGAACATGAGAACCGGTCAAGCAGGGGTACATCGGGTAATGTCAGAGTTACTCTTGCGGAGAACAGGATTGATCCGGTTGCGGAAGAGGTCGAGCAACTGGAGGAGTTGATGCAGGAAAAGTAACGTTAACGATTTAGCTGTAAGAATTCAGTTCAGACTTTCGCACTACGGAGAACTGTCATGTTCAATGAATATCCGGTAATCGGACCCAATCCTCTCGGCAACGTGTTCGGAGTGCTTGACTCCTACAACACTCTGCTGCCGAACAATGGCGCGCTGAATCCGCTGGGTTCCGTGTGGGCTATTCCGTCGCCGTCGCAGGGTGGCAACACGACTTTGGCAACGGCTGCTGGATACGGAAGTTTCCTTCTCGTTAAGTATTTGCGATACAACTCGACCGCGAATCCGGCTGTCGTGACCGGCCCTGCGCCTGTCTACTACGTGGACGAGACATTCACCACGGTGTCAGGTGTGTTCTCCGAAGGCATCGTGGCATCAACTGGTTCTGCCAACTCCATCGCTGGATTCATGCTGCCGAACTCTGGCACTGTGACAGGCGTCGGCCTCGGCACCACGGCATTCACCGCGACCCTGCTGAACGGGAACTACGTATTCGTCGCGGTGCAAGGATTCGTGCCATCGTGCAAACTTGCCGCCGGTGCGCAGTCCAACTCCATCATGGGGGCAACAGGTAACTTCACGACCGCTGTCACCACTGGTGTCAATCGCCCTGCCGGCATGGTCTGGGGGGCAGTGACTTCCAACATTGGTGATGTGCTGGTGACAGTCGGCGCGTTCTAAGAGTCGGTTGTCGGCGACTGTTCGGCTGTAACGTAAGGAGACTTTAAAATGGCCTTAGCGAACCCTTTGCCCGCAGTCCAAGGCGCACGCATTGTTCTCGGACCCGGCGTCTGGGAGGAAACGTTCATCATCGCTCCTGGTACGTCCGATTACGTGAACACCGGGACCATCGGCACCAGCGGTTACATCATCAGTGCGCTATCACTCAGGCTCAACCCGACCTACGGCATCATGTGTGCTTGGGTGAGTGGTAACAACGGAACCGCCGCTGGGTATGTCGCTCAAGTCTATCTCCCGATTGCACAGATGGGCGGCGTGACTACCGGCTCAGGCTTCGAGGGGTACTCGGCGCTCAACTTCCAAGTGTTCAACTCTCCGGCCTCGGCTGGAGTGGCACCACTGACGCAAGCGGCCAGCGGATTTAATTTTGCAAATTGCGTATGGCTATTAACCGTGCGTGGGCAGTAGACTTCAGGCGTCACAGGAGACATCAATTTTTCGCTGCTGACTGCCGTTAAATCAGGAGGGCTGGTTAAATGTCACTGATCGGCTCTCCTGACTCCTACCCCAAAGGTGACGTGCGATGCCTGTAACGCCACCACCTCAACTGCCCAATCTGGTCAATCCAAACGGCACCGCGCCGTTCACGCAGCAGTATAATTTTGGCCAAGCCATCGGCAGCGTAGCCTCATTTTGTCCGAGTGTTTCGATCCCGCAGATCCAGAATTTCCTGAACGACGCCCTCCGCGAGTGGACGGATCGCCGCATGTGGTACGGGAATTTGGTCAAGGGACAATTGATCACATCTGGGATTTATCAGTCTGGGACTGTCGCGTTGACTCAGGGCTCGAATATCGTCCAAGGCACTGGCACGAATTGGACTCCCACTATCAATGGTCTGCCCATCACCCAGCAGTCATTTCGCGCGGGGTACTATTCGCCGATCTACAATATCCTTGCGCTGAATCAGTCCACTCAGCAGTTGACGCTGGAGTTGCCTTGGGGAAACACATCGGTGACATCGACGGGATATTTCCTGTCCAGCTACTACTACTCGTTCCCCAACATCAAGTATTTCTATTCGATGAAGAATCTGCAATTGTATTACCGCATCGCCACCGGCTACTCACAATCTCTCATTGAGAACATCGACCCGAATCGACTGATCGTGATGTACCCGCGTATGGCAGCAATCATGCCGCCGGATGCCAGCGGGAATTACCAAGTCGAGCTGTGGCCCGCATCCAATGTGCCTCAAGCGTATCCGTTTCTGGCGTACACTCAATCTCCGCAAATGGTGAACGACTCTGACAACTTCCCGGCGTTCTGTCGCGTAGATGCGCTGATCTCATATGCAACGTCGCAGGCACTCATGTGGAGGACTAAACGGCAGGAAGATTACTCCGAGGCCGTGGCGGTGAGTCTAGCAGGTCAAAAGATGAAGGAGTTCGAGGCAAGATACTATAGTGCGGCGCAGGCGGATGAGAATTTATTCCGGCAGGATGTCCAACTTTCTCAAGAAATGCAAATGCCCGTGATTGACCCGTACTCGGGGAATTACGGCTGGGGCGGGGATACACTGGCCGCAATGACGCCGACATCATGGGGCGGGTACTGAAACTGGTTGCACCGCGTGTTAGGATTTCATTGAGATGATTACCTGCATAAAATGTCCGAAGGGCCGCAACACTCACCCACGCGGGGTCAGTTATTTCCGCGAGGGATCGTTTGTGGAGTACTGCCGTGTGCATGACCCAGCGAATCACCGAGCACTGTTCGCCGCGCGGAACGCATTCGAGGGGATGACTCTGGAACACGTCCGAGATGAACACGGGAAGAAAGTGAAAGTTAACTCACTGGCGGAACTCAGAGCGGCAGAGAAGCGGTACTCGTTTGCCCTTGCAGTGGCCAGCGATAACGACGGCAAAGCCGATGCGCCGCCGCAGCACGAGTCATGGGCGGGTGATATCACTCACGGCAAGAAGCGGGTGTGGAACCGTGACCCCGCTGCGTATGTGAATCCGTCTGGCGTCAGCACTGGACTGGCAGCGGACCCGAAGCGGGATACACTGATTGATCGACCGAACATGACAACATGACGACAGAGGCCAATTCCGATAGGCGGGTGTTGCAGACTATGCTCGCTGTGTGCTTCGCTCGACAGATAGCCATGAATGCTTTGAAGGACTTGCTAACTGAATACGAGGCAGTGCTATCCGAAGCTGGAATGTACCGTGAAACATTCGTCAATTTCAAAGCCCGTCGTGTTTTAGGTAACTGAAGGAGTCACAAAGATGGCAGTCAAACTACGTACCGACCGCAAGCAGTCGTTCGACGAGCACGTGTTGCCGCAACGCAACGACCAAGTGAGTGCGGGGCGGTCGTCGCATGTCCGGACCAATGCGTACCCGCTGGACACGTTTGTCGATCCGGACTCGCTGCGTAATCGTCGTGAGTGGGACTGGCACACGGGGGAGACTCGCGCAGTGCCGATGTCAGTGCT